ACTTTCATGTTCATTAAACAAATATTGATAGTCACTACGTCCCATCTTACCATGTGGAAACTGTGTAGATCCATTGTCAATATTCATCCAACCACTATTATATCTCACATCAAGACATTTTTGAATGATATCATCACACATTTCATGTGGCATGAACTTGTCCCAGATACCAATGAAGTCATTGAACTGAGCTACAAGTTTCTCTGGAGGAAAAATATACTGTTGTTGACTATCAACCATCACACATCTCAACTAAAATTTTCTTGATATCCTTAGCATCCTCAGCAATTCTAGGATAATTCACACGAACTATCTCATCATCAACTAACAGATACATTTCATGTGATGTCACACGCATCATTTGTGCTGTCTTAAAATCTGTGCGACCAGCATTATTTGCATACAATTTTACTTCAGACTCATGATCCTTATTCATATGATCACAAATCCTGTCACTAACATTATCAGGGATTGGCATAATTTAAAATGCTTTAATTAGATATTTAACTCTATGATACTTTGTAATTAATGGGATGTCGCTTTCAGCGATAACGTCCGCAGTAGTAACGATAGGTGTGGATGATGACATTGTAAACGTTCCGTCAGTTAATGTCAAGGCTGCATCCAAAGCTGTAACCTCACGTCTTACTTGATTGATACCCTCATCATTATTGATTGGTAATCCTGCATCATCTAAGTTACCTTGTATTGTAGCACCACCTGTAGCAACAAATGTGTTTTGTAATGTTGGATCATAGAACATAGTAATAGCAGCAAGACCATAATTGTCAGCATTGCCTGTATTATTATCATTTGCACCAGCAGGTCTGTCTTGTGACATGATTAGAGTAATGTTATCGTCTCTAATACCTGAACCCTCTGGTATTGGTATATCAATTGCTTGCCAACCAGTTTGAGTATTGGATGGTAACACAATCTCACTAAACAAGGTAGTATTAGTTGATCCTGATTTTTGATAGAATAAGTTTAATGCTTCATCAGGTGCTTCTCCACCGTTAGAACCACTACCTCTGATGACTGTAAATCTAAGTGTATTGACTGTTGATAATGCAAGTTGTCCTATTACTAATTGTCTATCATTACCTGCAGCTGTTGCAGCTCCAGTGAAAGAAATATATTGTGTGATTTTATTTGTACCTGCGAATGGTATGCCTGAGGATCCAAATCCTGCAATACTACCTGTTCCAACTCCAAATGCTCTTTGTTTTAGAGTATCATCTGTAGATGAGATCCAAATATTACCATCTAAAGCAGCACCAGCAGGTGTGCCATCAGATGCACAATTATAATACTTACCAGTTGGCACTGTTGTTTCGCCAGGTAATGTTGTACCTGACTCTTGACCAGCATATCTGACATAGATTTGACCAGCTCCACCGTCAGATCCAGTTCCACCACCATTTCCAGCAGGACTAAGTTGGATAGCTACGGGAACGTTAATGTCATTTATTTCAATAGAAATTTGACCACCAGATCCACCAGCACCACCAACAGGATCATAGTTTAATGTTGTTACACTATATTGAATCTCTACATATCCCTTACTTGTGGGTAGAGCACCTTGATTACTCTTTGATACAGCACCTGACCAATAATCAGATCTATATGCTGATACACCACGGCGACCACCTGTACCACCACCATTACCATTGTGTCCGACACCTGCCTGTCCACCAACACCACCGTTGGTTTGTCCAGTGACACCACAAGCTGCGCCACCACCTCCACCACCACCTGCAGTACATCCACCAGATGAACCGTTAGAACCATCAGCGAAGTCAAGAGCACTAGCAGATGCAATCAGTGACTGATCTTCAGATCTATTGTTACCGCCAGGATAACAACCATCAGTAGTTCCACCACCGTTGAAACCACCACCTGATCCACCGCCACCGCCTCCACCGCCAGCACCAGCGATGACGACACCATTGTAAAGCAAACCTGTGCAACCGCCACCACCACCAGCAGTAGCACCATTACCCCATGCACCCTGTCCACCAATACCACCAATAGTTGAACCAGCACCACTACCACCAGATGCAGAACCAGCCTCAGATCCAGTTCCTGTGTTACCATCTTTATTATTAAATCCTGCACTACCACCATTACCTAGTTCCCAAGATAATGTACCACCTTGAAGTTGTAGTGTACCTGTAAGCAATGCACCTCTACCACCGTATCCACCAACAGCACCAGTCTTACCTGATGTTGATGTTGGGTGACCTGGCCATGATCCGCTACATCCAGAGTTGGCGTTAGGGTTACCATTTCCTCCACCACCACCTGCTACCTTGACAGTAATAGCTCTAGATGTCTCACCTGTGACTGGAGCAGGAATATTCCAAGAACCATTATTGGTGTATGTCTGTGTTGGATTATCAGTTGTTGATTGGAAACTTGTCGCTGCACCATTACCACCTTTGTTACCTAATGGAGGTGAGGATCCAGCACCACCACCAAGTGTGACTGATGTAGCAGATCCAGCACCACCACCATCTTGTCCATCAAGACCATTAGTAACAGAGATATTGAATCTAGGATCACTTGCTAATGCAGCAGGAATTGATAACGTTCCACCAGTTCCACCTCCACCACCAGTATTTCCTGAGTTACCACCTTGTCCACCATTTGCTGTGATAGTATACAATGTACCATCAACGTCCAAAGTAACAGATGCGTTACCACCATTTGAACCATCATTATCACTATCGGCACCGCCACCACCACCTGCAGTCATGATGATTTCAATTCCAATGACTTCACCTAGTGTAGGATCAGGTGTTGAAATAACTGAACTACCTGATCCAGAAAGAGTTTCTTCTTTTAGTGTAATAGCATTGCCAGGAATCTCAAACTCTGCTTGCTTACCACCAACTAATGTATTACCATCAATAACATATGCTCTTGGAGGTTGAGTAATCTCTTGCTCTACAAAATATCCATTTGATAGTTTTACATTTCCACTTGAACTGACTGTTCCTGTGCTAACACTTGGAGTCTCACCTACTCTTGGTAATACATTGAAACTAGATGCTGACAATCCACTAGCTAGAACAGTAAAAGTACCACTATATTGTGAGGGAGTTACACCACTAACACTAACATTATCGCCAGAACTAAAACCATGATTACCGTTAGTATTGACGATAATCTCACCAAGTGAACTATCATATGACATTGACAGTAATGGTATTGATGCAGACTCTGATACTGAATAGTTATATGATGCATCTTTATCACCAATGCCAGGCACGTTTCCATATGTTGCCATAGCAGCACTTGGTAATGCTGTTCCAATAACACCATGAGAGTGACCGAGTGCAGCACCTGCAGAACCCTGTGGCTCAAACTGACTGATATTTGCTCTACTATTAATATAATTTACAGCAAACTTATCTACCTCTGAAGGTCCTAGTTCCGCTGTTCTGGTCTCATCAACCTCTACTGATAGAATTTTGTGGTTGTGTGCAGGAGGAAATGCGAATACATGATCATCAATAGGACCTACCTTATACTCTACCTGTCCAACAACATATGCACTAATATCAGCAATAATATCAGTATATCCTGTGGTTTTTACATCACCAACATTGAAGAATGAACCACTATTAATTAAAGTGTCCTTAGCAATATACCACTGTCCACCAGTCTGTCCTACAAAATTATTAATAGCATTCTCTGGTGTTGCTGTTCCAGCACCGTTTACATTACCAAATCCAAGAATCTTATTTTGTCTGTAGTCTGGTAGATTAAATGTTCCTACGTTATATGGATAATCTTTGGTAGAAAATGATTTTTGTACAACTAAATTTGGATGTGGAGCTCCTCCACCAGCAAATGTTAATGTGTAAGGACCTGTAGGAAATGTAGATACATCAACACTATCAGGAAATACTAATTCATATGCAAACTCTCCTGTCTGTGCAAATGCACTTACATCTTCAGTTGGTTGAACTAAACTATAAAATGTATTTGTATTAAACAGAACAGGACTATTTACAGGATCAGTAGTTGTAGGAAAACCTCCTAGATCTACAAATCTCATTGCAGAATTGAAAGGATAAGGTAGCTGTACATTTACCTTATCGTTAGTAGCATCCTTATAAAATTGAAAGAATACTTTGTTGTTAATAATATATGATCTTCTTAGACCGCCAGGATTTGCAGAGTCAATTTTTGTGACTGCAGTTGCACCACCGTATCTATTTTTAATGATAGAATATAATTCTGGATAGTCTCTAATTAATAATTCTCTTCCATCACAATACAAATGCTTGCGATAAGTATAATCTGGATCTTCACCACTAGTCTGTTGATCAGTACCAACAAAGACAGGAAGAATTGTACCGACTGGAGTGTGCATTCCACCCTTGTCGGAAAAATAATTAGCGTATTGATTCCTGTATGTTGCCATCTTAATACTTAATCAGAAACTCTTGAACTAAAAATGGTTGAATAAACTCGTCTGCTTTATTCTCTTCGTTAATATCTATCTTAATAGTAGATACAATCTCAGTTGCAGGAATGTTTACAGCATTTGTTTTTACTTGGTATGTGTGATCATCTTGTTCAAATGGAACAAAATGTCTATGATTACATTCATTACCAAATTCCTCTACATCATTGATAACATTGTTAAGTGCTCCAAAAGTAACATCATTTGCTTGAGAGTCAAAAGGAAGTTGTGTTGACTGTGTAGTTGTGGCTGGTGTGTAGTTAGCATCTATCTGTACTAATCCAGCTCTGCTATTACAAATGATAGCACCAATAATACATGGACTTTCAACTTTACATCCCATAGTACCAGTGTAGTTGATGTTACCACACTGTCCGCTATCAGCATTCCAAACAGCGAAACCACCCTGAGATCCACCAGTAGCACATCCAAATGTGCCTTGGCCAGGAATATTGCCAGGTATTAGACATTTATATTGAGCATCAAAAGTACAACCTGTCCAACATGCACCATAATATACTCTCCTGTTACCACCAAAAATACATCCAGCAGGACCATTGACCCTCTGTGTATTAGATGCTGTTTCACGGGATGCAGTTGCTTGACATAAACGTTGTGCAGTATTGTTTGCCCATGGCATAACACACAAGGTAGATTTATTGGTGTATGAGTTTCTACCAAACAAAGCAAATTCATTATTATTACTAGCAGCAGTTCTAGATCTCTTACCATCATGGAAGTGAGCATGTGGTTGGAATGCTGTGTGTAATACCTCAGCTGATTCTGTATAGTTACCTGTAGATCTAGTAAATCCTGGTTGACCAGTAATTTCTAAAGTTTGTGTTGGAATAAAAAAGTTTCCTTGATACTGAACTTCAAACGTTGTACCAATATTAGTATTAACTTCTAATCCTACACCAGATTTTGTTATCTCTTGTCCTGCGTCATTATTCAAATAAGTGTCAACATAATCTCCTAAGTTTGCAGAGTTTGATGCTCTAATACTCTTAGCACCTAGATCAGGAACTTGAAATTGATTATCAAGTAATGTTGTATCTGGTTTCTTATATCTACACTGAACACCAGTTCCAAGAACTTCTGCTAACTGTGGAAAAATCTCTGCTTGATATACAGAACCATCACATCTTAAATATCCTGCTGGTAATTTTGATAAGGTAGTAGGATCTTCTGGATCAGCAGATGTTAATTGATCAGACCAGTTAATAATAGAGCCAGTTAATGTCCCTAACTTTGCTTTTTCTCTGTTGTAAAATACTGCCATATTAATATGCTCTGATAATATACAGTACAGTTAAGGATGGTGTATTAGGATTAATCTGTACGCTCAATCCTCTGTCAACATTGATGGGTTCAACGTTTCCAGTCGTCATATTATTTATCAGGATAGTGCCAGGTAAATCCATCTGTCCTTTGGTCATTGTTAAATCAATTGTGAAATGATTATGTGATCCAAGAGAAGTAGATGAGAATGCGTCAGCACCATGATTCAAAGTAACTGGATATGGAGCATCCCTACCAGCAGCTGTAGCAGGTGCGCCATAATAATCTTCTTCTGCTGTAGTAATACTATCAAAAAGACCCTCACCTCTTCTAAATCCTGGTATATCTGTAGATGAATAATAATTTTTTTGTCCTAAGTAAATGCCTGGTGGAGGAAATGGTGCTGTAACTGCTGGTTCTTGTACGTTGACAACACAACTATTGTCATCTTGATACTCAACTGTATTACCATACTGTGCTACAGTTCTGTTGACAGTTGGAATAGCAGGGATAACATCAGAATCTTCAGAATAATTCCTAAAAGTATTCACTGTTGGAAGACTATTTACTGTTGCATCATATTTTGTATGTCTGATTGTGCCAGGATTAAATCTATCTGCCTGTCCTTCAGAAGGATTCATACCAATATCACCACCAGTAACAAATTCACTGTCCTGAATATCAAATTCACCTGCCTCAAACAATCCAAGATAACCACCACCTAGTTCAACAGAAGGATAGAAACCATCTGTAGGTCTAGAGTGAGTGTGAGATGCGATATGTTCTGTTCCTAATTTTCTAGGTATAGTTCTAATAGTATCAAAGTATGCTGGCTCTTCAAAATCAATACCCTTAATTTTTCCTGCTAACTCACTACTCACCTGAACACTAAAATTAATGTCAATGTATGACAACACGTTAGTCAATGGTTGTGATGCAGAATCAGCACCATTTTCTGAAATATATTGTCCGACTACAAATTGTGCTTGAGCTGGAACTAAACTACCTTCTAAGTCAATAAGAGATACCTCACTGAGTCTAGGTAGATTGAAAACATCATCCTCACCATAGTTAGGATATGAGTTTGATATACCAACGAACGGTTGACCTGGCTCATTAACAGGACCATAGAGATTACCCACTACCTGTGCTAGTAACGGGTAATCTTTTGCCCTTAGTTGTTGTCCTCTTAGAACAACCCAACCTTTAGGAATTGCATCAGGTAATAAATCTGATGTACTGGAACTTCCAGTCCAAGGCATGATCGTCCCA